GGTATCCATACGCCTTTTCGGGTATAGGCCGGAATATCTAATCTCAGTCCAACATCTTGCCCTTCTGAAATCTCATGTCCTTTTCCGAGTTTCTTGAGTTGATTGGAGTTCAATGCCCACCGCATCTCCTCCATCGTGGCAGGTTGGGGGACTGACGTATAGGGGCGGACTGGTTTGTATTTATCAACCAGATTTGAGTACTCCTCTTTCGATAAAGACCCTGACTGTAGTTTTTTTGCAGCGTCTTCCAGTTCAGGTATCCGTTCGCCCACTCCTGGCGAGTACCGAATATCGTCGCTCTGGAGATTGAATCGCTCAGAGAGTGGGATAATGTTCCCAGAGTCATCACGCACCTCAAGAGCGGCAGACTTAGCAAAAGACCCTTCGGGAACGACTATCTCTTCTGCACCAAATGAGAATCCGCCCACTCCCTTCGCTGAGAATCCGTCAACACCTAACTCCTCCGCCAACTCACTAAAAACCAAGTCAGGGTCTTCGCCAAATTCTTCAAGTTCCTTTAGAATACTCTCGTATCTTGGCAGAATTTCAGGCGACTGAATATCTGCAATTTTCCCACGCAGGTAAAATTCTCGTGGATTACCATACCGACGAGCATATGATCGATCTGGCGTGAAGTATAGACCCCTCCCTAAATTTCCGGACTCTTCTCCTGCTATTAACTCATTGAACGGCATTTCATCACCTCGATAAACGATTCTGGACGTATCATATCCAGCTTGCTTTGCTGCTGCTTCTACGAGCGTCCGGAGTTCAGTCTTATCGCTATTAGGATCTTTCACAAGTTCCATGTACCGAGCGTCGTCTACACCAGGGTGGAAACGGACATTCGTACCAGACCTTTCATCTCTGCTGATGATCTCAATGTCTCGATCATTGAACACTACCAAGTTATGATTACCCTCGCCTTTTTTGCGAGACACCCCATCAAGGTACATGACTCCCTTAATGCCATATTCCTCAAGCTTGATCGAGGTCTCCATCGCTGACTTTGACACACCAAGGTCTCTTAATGCAGTAAATGGTCCTGCGGTTTGCTTTGCTTGTTGCTTGAGTTGACTATAAATCCCCATTCCTGTCAGTTCACTGTTCTTGGGGTCGCCATTTAGGTAGCGAATCTGATTCAGATCATCACCTGCTAATTCAGTCAGAGTATCTTGCACAAACTGGGATTGCTCAGAGAATGTTTTATCCCAATTCAAAAACGTCTCTTCTTCCGGATGAATCTTTACCTCATAAAGAGATGCTTTTCTCTCCACGCGGTAGTTAGCACTCAAATGGTCTGTCAATAGTGTTACCTCATCCACCAAATCCTGATAAGGTCTCTTCTTGATTTCTCCAGCCTTCCATTTTTCAAGATCATTCTTGTATTGTTGAAATTCTGATTTTGCTTTATTTACTAATTTCTCCCATTCGTTTGACCCGTATATCTCAATAGGAGAGAATAACGAAGAATTAATTAATGGGTGTAGGTTATCACCATCCTTATACCAAGGAAAATTCTCTAGAATGAATTGAGTGGCATCATCAACCAAGTTGTTAACAGCAGGAGTTGGGTCGCCACGATAAATAGTACCGGGAATCTCTTCACCCTTCCATGTTCTCTGCCTAATGCTGAGTCGGTTGGCATAATCTTTCCCGATGTTGATATTCTGGGTGAAATACAAACCCCAACCAAACGCCTGAACACCTTCGCCGTCACCGATTCGACGTGTACTAAACTCATCAACGGTATGTCCCGTGCCGTGGTACACTGTGCCAGGGAAGTAATGCATCCCTTGAGTAATCTCTGTACCATCGCTAAACTTACGGACAATACCGCCATCAGGAGTGGGGGTGTCCACGCCAGGATAGTAGTTCTCCCGAATTCGCTGGTAGGAACCCCCTTGACCAGACTCCCTCGAAGTAAGGGGACGATCCAGCTCTTTCTTCATACGTGGATTCCCAAGATCAATCCAGTTCGTCCGGTCCAATCGATACGAATTCAGTGCAGTATCCTTGGCATCCTTTAGTGCTGAAACACTCCATGAATATGGATTAGGAGTCCGGCCAGATTGTGAACTTGTATTAGGATCACCCAAACCAATTGATTTGCGAATAAAGTCACGCTTCGCTGGAGTTAACCCAGTCGCTCCCGGCAAGCCTTTTGAGTAATTATTGAAGTAAGTGTACACATCTTGGTAAAACTGCCCCACATCTCCACTGTAGAGACTCTTACCGACCTGCGAGTTCATCTTCTTGGCTCCATTCGCCATTACCTTATCCAGATTCCAAACTCGATAAATCAAGTTCCCTTGCTTGGTTACTTCAAACCCGGTCACGAAAACATTCTTCTCTGCTGCTGCAATTGCCTTAGCCTTTCCAGCTCGCATCGTGGATTGGTACATCACAGAGATTGGTGTAGCATGGAGTCCGTGTCTCAAGTAATCATTTAATGCTCGCAGATTCTCAAGTTGATGAGGATTAAAGCGTCCGGATTGCTCCAGGAAATCCAGTAATTCGTCGGGAAGGTAACGTCCTGCAATAATTGTCTTCCCGTCGAGAGTGATTCTTGGAGCGACCATATCGTCATCCACCATACTTGCATCAATAATCTGCTCAATTTGATCGATGTAGTCTTTCGTCGCTTGGTTGGACCTTGCTCGTTGGGATCGAATTTCCTTCTGCACCGCATCCTTCACGCCCGTATCGACTGCATCCTGAATTGTATCCAATACGGTCTTTTGCTCGGCACTTCCTGGAGGCAGTTGGGTATCAAGAAGGTCTTTTATCTCCTGAGATGTCTTAGCAACAGGCGTGTTGCTTTTAAGCCAATCTTCCACTGCTTTTCCAAATTCCTTTGCAGCATCCTCTGCCTCTTTAACGGATCGTCGAATAAGTCTTGGGTCTCGGACTCTCCAACTTCCATCAGGTTGAACCTCAATTCCATCAGGGATGCCCGTCCGGGGATTTACTCTTAGCATTCCGTTAGCAAGCCACGCCTTCAATGATTCGGTGGATGGATCTGCTCCAGATGGGTCCCAGTCTTTAGGATCAAGGATCTCGGCATAGGTGACTCCATCACCTGGAGCCTCAGTCAACTCTAGTTTCTCATTAATGGATTTGGACTGGTTATACCCCTCGAATATTTCCTTAAACTCAGGAATCGCAGAGAACTCACCAAGAATTGAGGACTGAATCTTTTTATTGCTACCAAAGAGTCCTCCCAGTCGTCCCAATACGCTGGGTGCTCTACCTGAAAGGCGAGAGCTATTTAATGCCTTTTCTAAATTCTTTGCCCATAGAGGTTTCCGGAATGACTTCGCATAGGATGGCGTGTATTTCGTTAGTTGTGCTGCCCCTTGTTCAGCGAAGATCTCTTCAGCGATATATTCCTGAACATACCTTTCGCCTTTAGCGTTAATATCCCTCGCAGACTCAGGTGTCAGTAGACCCATATAATGCCGGGTGAGTTCCTTAAAATTATCGTTTGTTTCGACAAATACGTCTCCACGCCGAAGGTCAGCACGGGTCAATTGACTCCCTAATGAAGAGACTGCTTCCTGTGAAAGTCCCAACTCCTGCGAAATTTTCAAGGTTGTCTTCCCAGCAGTATTACCTTGCATGATTTTCCGGCGGGTTGCCGGGTCCAGTTTGAACTTGGCTTTGCCCTGAGCATCGACCTTTGCAAACAATCCTCCTTTTCTGTTGTTTACATCACCAAGAAGCGTTGAGAGTATTTTTTCCCGAACTCCTACATGCCGAGCGATATAGTGGGAATGCTCATGCTTCGCTACATGACGAGCAAAGTGCCTCATCCAATCCTGACGGGCAGTATTAATTCCAATTTCGTTTGTGTTCGGGTTGTACCATCCCGCAGCTTTTGCCGGGTCAGAGATTATTTTTAATCCGGTATCCGGAAATCCCCCCATAGCCCAGGCAATCGACTTCTGGTGTTCAAATGAAAGTTTGCTGAATGCTTCACCAGTTGGCGTCCCTTTTAGCATTTCCCTATAGTTTCTAGCATTGGTTGCCGACAACTTATTTACCTGTGCCTGACTGGCAAATGGAGTCAATGCACCTGCAACTCCAAATGAGCCAGCAAGTCCAAATCCAACAGTTCCGCCTGTTACAGCACCCTGCCAGGTTCCCCCAGATCCAAGAAATCCAATTGCGGATTGCATCACCATTGCCTCCAAAGTCTGCACGGATGCAACTCCCCCTACCACACGAGAGGTAACCCGGCCAATTGGGTCAAGGACAGGGAACGCCAACTCGTATGCCTTTAGACCTGCCCGAGCACCTTTAGATACTGGAGAAATTACATTCCCTCCGGCGTCAATTGTTGCCTGTAATGCTCTATGAAGTGGTTGAAGCCTTGCACCTAATGCAATATTCGAACCAATTTTCTGCATATCTCTGGCGATAGCACGGGCCATCGGAGTACCTAACAGCATTCCACCAACAGCACCGGCAAAACCTGCACCCACTCCACCAATGCCTGCGGCAACGCTACTTCTGACTCCAGTCTCTAACCATCGGCGAGCAGAATCGCCAAGGTCAGGAGCAAACTTCATAACTGCAGCATCGAGTAGTTCATCCGCCTTGTCCATTATCCACTCCGCCGTCTGCCCCATCATTTTTATAGCATGCCCGGAAAGTTTTTGTGACCCCGCCTGCATCAACTCCTCGTACATATTTTCTGCACTACGAGCAACGTCTGCTAATTTTGCGGTAGCATCATCTGAAGCTTTGACTGCATCATCCAAAACCTTTCCGGCATTTACGACCTTTGTTGGGTCACCCATGATAATTTCTCTACCCAGTGCTGCTTGGGCGTCTGAAACAGCTTCAGCGGCTTCATCAGCGGCATTTTTGGCAGTCTTTAACGCACTGCCGAATGTTGCCTTCACGTTAGTCCTTATTCCAGCCTCTACCCCTTTTTTTCCGAGTCCACCTATTGGGACTGCATTCCATGGATCAGCGAAAAAAGTACCCAAGATCAGATTTCTCTGTGCTTGTTGAGGATTCTGCCACCATTTATTAGCAAGATCATGGGCTCCAGCAGCATAAACAGCCTGATTGGATAAAGCCCTTAACTGGAACTGTCTCTGGCGTTCGTTTTTCGCCTTCCTATATAATTCCTGTGCCTCTGGACTATCTCCGTCTCCTGCTTTTTCAATCAGGTCCAAGAAATAGCCTCCGGCATTCTCACTGAGTAATTGGTAATCGCTACCCAGACTTCTCCACGTAGCACCCATAATGTCGTCAAGTTCCTGTGCCTCTTGCTTGCCATGCACTGCACCTTCCCAGAATTCCTGAACAAGTCCTTTGCCGTCCTTAGATCCGACCAACCCTTTCCATACGTCACCCAGCAAATGTTGACCCGCATCAACTGCCTGACCTAATGTTAGATCCTGCTGCTTTTCCATTCCCCTTCGAACAAACCAATCAAAGACCTCCGGATCATGTAGATGGGTACGTCCTTCACTGTGAAGTTTCTCAAGACGGTCCAGCCATTCCTGGTCCTGCTCTTTTAGTTGATAGTAAAAGTCCGCGATTTCACTGTGTTCTAAGAGCGATGCCTGTTGTGCCGCGAAAGGATCATGCTCCTGAATGACGTTTTTGTAGTGCTTTAACTCATCCTTATTTGCGGAGAATTTACCATCCTCGGACTTCTGGAAATTTGAAGGGAACCAATCCCGTGGATTCGGGGCGGTAATTGTCTTCGTGTTGACCATCGACTGGATCTTACCAGCGGCGGCGATATCTGCTGCATCACCGTGCTTTTCATAAGCTTCCTGTTCACTTGATTGGCGTTCCTCCAGTTGCTGTAGGATCAGTTTTTCGACACCCGTCCTCGCCCAGTCGCCTTTTGGTTGCTTTAAGATATGCCGGTAAAAATCATCAGCGTCCATAGATGTGGGATCATTCTCACCTAATCCTCGCCAAGGGATTGTAACAAAGTCTGTTGCACTGCCTACTAAACGGTCCAGAACCCCCTTAGCTTGGCGATGCTCCTTGTACTTTAGTTTAGACTTCTTTCCGATATTGTAAATTCGCCCTCCACTTGCTGACTGGGTAGTGCTATATCCTTCCTCCTGAAAGAAGTTAATTACCTCATCCGTCAATCGGCCTGAATCGATCATCCCGGAGATTTGGTCCCAATTAAAATCTCCTCCCTTAGCTAATTCAATTACATTAGACCTCTCCCCGACACTTTGAGGAATGACTGGGTCATCAAATATGGAGAAGTCGGGTGTAGCAGAATTTCTCCAATTACTGATTGCGTCTTTGATCTGGCTAACCGCTTCCTGGTCTCCATTTTTTGCACGTTCTTGAATATCGTCTGGAACCCCTTCAAGGATCTTTACCCGTTCTTCGTTTGTAAATCCCATAGCTTAATTCCCAAGTAGAAGGTCGTTTACTTCATCATCTGTCACCGGATCATCAAAGATCGAAAAATCAGGTTCGTCGGAAGATGTAGGTTTTTGAATCACATTCCCTTTTTCATCAACGTACCATCGACCCTCATCAGTCATAAATTGCCTATTGACCTCATATGCGTCCAAAAGGTTATTCAGTTTCTCAAGCCATACCGCCGGATCATCAGTTTTTTTCAGTCCAGCAATAGAGAGTCTCGCACCCTCTTTATCAGATAAGGCACCTTTGAGTTTAGAAACATTATCCAACCACTCTCCGGTTGCAATCTCATCAGCAATGGCCATTGCCGCGTTTCGAGATCCGCCTCTCCCTGTCGCTTTTATCCACTCCCAGAATGATCCGTAACCCCCTGTATGAAAATCTCCGTCTTTTATATCATTTCGAAGTCTACGGACCCTATCCATTTCCTTCATCAGTTTTATTTGATCCTGGATTGCGGTTCCGCGTTGTTGTGACTTCGCAACTGTCCGTTCTTCTTGCCCTTGTTGGAACGTAGTTTGTTTCTGTTTGAATTCCTCTTCCTTACGTGTCTCTTCCTTCCGAGTCTTTTCAAGAGTGATATCATCACTGATACTTTTCTCAAATGCAGTCAGTTCATTATTCAATCGGTCTGCATACTGAGGACTTCCCAACAGAAGATGGTAATCTCGCTTTAATTTGAAAAGTTCTTTACGACGATTCTGAACGGGGAGGTCTTGAATCTTTTCCAATGCCTCATAAAAAGAACCAACATCCTTTGCCTGGTCCACTGCCATTGCTTCAGCGTGTGGAATAAGTGCTTGTTCTACATTTCCAAGAAACTGTTGTGCTTGAGGTCCATAAACTGGATGATTAAGCATAGGAGCATAACGCGACTGGAGTGCGGCTGTTTTTCTCTGGATATTAATCAAACGCCTCTGACGAAGTTGACTATCGGGAATCCCCGGAGAACTATTCAATTCCGCTCCAGCTTCTTGCTGTAATAAATTCGCCTCTTCGATGAATGTTTTCAGCGATTTTGCCGCAGTATCATCCATCTCCCTCTGCTGGTCCAATTTATACTCATTGGCATCATTGGCGATCTCCATGCTCCGCATATTCTTTTGATGCGTTTCAATCGCTCGCAGTTCCGCCTTCGCCAATCTCTCAACTTCACGTTGCTGGCGTTCTTCCTCCATAGAGAGACGACGCTTTCGCTCGAAGATGTTTTGAGTCGTCTGGAATGCATTGAGGAACGTCCCAACGGGATTACTCTGAACTGTGGGGGCTTGTGCGTAAACTGCCATGGTTAGAATCCAAGGTTATTGTAAAAGGTCTGTGGGGTTCCTTGACTCCATCCAGAGGAAGGCATTGATAATACCGTACCTTGTCCAATGGAAGATGCTGCCGCAGCATTTCCTGCCGCTGCCGTACCTGGTGCCATGTTTTTCATAAAGCCACCTGTTACGGTTCCAGCAATCCCGGCAATTGCGTTCATGATTCCTGCTTTGTGCTGGGCTTCCGCTTGGGCTTGGGCGTTATAGAATGCCTGTCTGCGATCCAAATTCTGTGAAGCGATCTGCATCGTCTGCCCTGGAGTGGTGAGCATCGATGTAGGGGACATTGGATTGATTCGTGGGGTCGATTGAAATAACTGCTGCAAAGCAGACGTTGCCATCTGTCTACGGAACTGCACCATCTTTGTATGCTCTATCCCCAGATCACGTAATGCGGAGAATTTGTTGAAGTCTCCAGCAGTCCCTCGAGATACGCCCATCTCTGCAGCTTTCCGGGCCAGGTTCTCTTCAACTTCCCTTGGTAACCCGGACGTTGTTAAATCCTCTTGCAGTTGGTTCATCAGGAGACCTCGAACCTTCGAGATCCCGGGCATCGCCTGCTCCAGTAGATCCAGTGCCTGTTTCTGGTTGGACTGGTTGACCTTCGTGGTGAAGGATGCCGCGTCCTGAAAGTATTTATTATTGAGCGAAAATGCTTCGCCCATCGCCTTGCTCTGGTCCAGTTCCCCAGCGTATTTGATCTTCGGTTTGCTAAAAAGTCCCATATCTCATCTCTCCTGTTAGTATCCCAGCTTCCTCATTAAAAATGCAGTGTAGGACGGTTGCCTATTTTCGTGAGCAGTATCACCCCCAGTTGAGTCAGTTGTCTTTGTGTGGGGAAACAAAGTGATATTAGAGGATTTTATTATAGTTCCATCCGCGGACCCATTATTCCCATCAATAGCGAAATCGTGAGTGTGTGACGGCATCTCTGCCTCAGTGAGTGTATGAGTTCTGGACCCGAACGTATTACCTGCGGTTAGATAATCGGAATCAAGGTCACCATTCACTGTACCAACCAAAACCGCACCTTCTGCATCAGTCGCGTATTCCCAGCCGGGGTTTAAAGTCTCTGCTCTAGCTTTCCCTAATGCGAAAGTTGCGTAACTCGCTGAGTCAATATACACATATTTCATATCCCCTGGAGATCCATCCTGAGTGACCCAAGCGGACCCCGTGTACATCAACATCACATTGATATCCGTATCAAAATAGGTCTCACCAGCAACTGCATCGCTCGGCCTACTGGCAGTATCCCCATTGTTCGTTACGTTGATAGGTCGCCAAACTGATCCAGTATAGGCTTTAAGTGCAAGAGGTCTTCCACTGATCGCGTTTACCTCAACCCAGAGATCATTCGCACTGGCACCGGTGGGTTCAGTAGGCTGAACCAGAATAGTCCGTACGGTATCGGAATCTGGGTCATCGGAATTCGTAGAGACTTCAGTATAGGTACGAATTTGAGCAAGAAGTGCATCCAAGGTAGTCGCTGGTGCAGTACTTGGGGGAGTCGCCCCAGTAGGTAGTGATAGCTGATATTTTGGCATCTTACGTCAAAGTGATAGAATTTGAGGATTGTTCAGAAAATTGACTCTCGGCGAGAGGCTTGAAGTACGCTTGTAAATAATCGATCTGGCATCGCCCGGTCCACTTGACCCGGAACTGATAAGAGTACCCGGCGACTTTATTTCCCGGAGGAGTTTTGAGAGTATACCGGGAAATGTAGTCCTTGTTCGGATTGGCACTCGCCAGAGTGACCGTGATGGTCTCCCATGTCCGCCAATCTGACTCCTGATCAACCCGGTATTCAACATCGACCGAAAGATTGTCCTGAATATTGGAAAGCCAAAGATCCATGCGACCAATAGTTTTTAGTCCCATCGGATCATTGGCATGCATAGATCGAGTCACCAGGATTTGTTCAAGCCCGGTCTCCTCGACGACTTCTACGCCATCCTCTTGCAACTCCCAGAGTTCATCCCCGGTCGGAGTGTAGACTACCGCGTAGGCAGTGCCGTCCACGTCAAAGATCTGGCGAATGTAGTGATCAGAAGGCAGTTCCCAGTATCCATCAAATGAGATTGGAGACTTACCGCCCAGACGATTCAAAGATTCGAAGTTGATGGAGACCGCACCTTCGTAGACCCATTGATGGTTCATCAGTCTGGGGCGGACTGTGGTGATAAATCGATCATCCGAATGGGTGGAAGAGTTGTGCTTCAACCCCCATTTGTAAAAATTCTCAGGGATTTCCTGGTGGAGCCCACCGTACCCGGGAGATTGCTGCTCACCAACTGCCATCCGAAGGGATCGCAGTCCATTGGATGATCGGAAATAGAGGTCGTTGTTGACTGGTACCATGCTATCGGGTCCAGCCACTCCGATTTCCGGGAAGAGTGGAGCCTGAAAATCCTGCACACTTTGCCATGCATCCCGGTCGGTGATATCGGTCCGAAGGGTATGGCAATCGCGGGTTGTCCCGATGACCATTGTGCCTTGGCCGGACGCCTTATCCTGAGTCGGGATTTCATGCAGTGAGGTAATCTCATTCGGAAAAGCAAATGAACCCCCACCAAACAGATATCCGGTCTCGGTAAATTTCAATGCAGTGGTAGGGTCGCCATTTTGTAGGATATCCCCGACTTGAAGCGTCTTTCGCCTTCCACTGGACACAAGATGCAGTCTTCCGTTTGCAAACCTCATGGCAGTACCCACAGGCACCGTGGTGAGGTTATCCCACGAACTACCATCATACTGAATCGGTTGCTTCTCTCCATCTTGGATCACCAGGACTCCAGCCACGTCTTCAAACCAGACCTGGTCCTTAAACGGATTGGCATCCAAAGGAATATCGATAGTCAGGGCAGAAGTCCCAAGGTCATTCCATGTGCTACTGTAGTAGGCGTAGAGCATGGGTTTGTCCCAGTCGTAGTAGATGGAACCAGTAGGAAAGGATCGTTCCGTTGCGGTAGTATGGGTAGCTTCAACATCTGGAGACGTTCCACCGATGTTGATTTGTGCCTTAAAGCTTAAGTAAGGCTTTACCGCGGTTAAAGTCACCACGTTATCTACCACAGTAGCAGTAACAATTGCACTAATAGTCGCATCTCCAACAATTGCTGTTTGAAGATCAGATGCAGTGGTATTATTGGTTGCCGACCATGGAACCGCACCAAGGATATTTCCATCAACAATAAGATCAATTTGGTTTCCAGCCGCAACCGTGCTGTTTGTGATGGTGATCGTATCCACCTGAGCGACTACATCGACCGGAGTCGGGTAGCTTGAATTGTCACCTTGGGGAATAAGTTCATTGGGAACGTAAACGTGACCGTTTGGCGTGGTATTCACCAAGTCTGCAGTAGCAAAACTGGTAACGGTCACTTCAGTAAGAAATCCCCGTCCCGCCAACTCTGAGGTTAAAACAACATCATCCCCAGAATCTACTGCATCAGCAACAAGACCAAGACTACCATGGGCGTTGATCGCGGTTGCTAAAGCTGTTGCTGTTGCGGCATTACTCGTTGCCCATGTCACCCCGACTGTTGCGTTTACCAAAGTCCCATCAACGATGGCAGTAATCTCCACGTTAATATCCCCGCCGCCTGCGGTAATCGTGATTGTATCCACCTGTGCGGTCGGAACCTCCCAGACGGTCACATTGGGTTTCAAAATCTCAGTGAATACACATGGCGGATTGGATGCGGATGGGGTAGTTGACTCATCCAATCGGTAGAGGCGTCCGTTTGCCCTCAGGATAATTTGGTTCTGGGATTCAAAGTGAGTGATCCCCTGAAAATACAATTCATTCTCCGGATCAGTAGGCAGGTCTGCCTTCTTCACGAACCTGGGGCGACCCCGGACGCGACCTCCCCGGTTGGTCAGGTTCTGAGAGTCGGCATATTGCTCCGGGCCGATAAACTCTGGATCATCGCCACTGTTGTGACCCCCGACTGCCAATGAGAATCGGTCTGGGAGTAAATCTTTCCGGGTGACTGCCATTAGACCTGTTGGATGTCTCCAAATCCTCCAACCACGCTAAACGATGGTTGCTGCTCGTGTGGATGGTATCGGTTATTCTCTCCTCTCATCGCGGCCAAGGCCCGTTGGAGGTTCGCTTCTGCTTCATCCACCATCCCCGCCTCTTCTTTAGCCAGAGACATGACCATCAATCGAAGGGCGGGGAGGTTTGTGATGACTAGCGGGGTATTGTCTCCAGAAATTGGGATAACCCGGCGGCGAGCAACGACTTCGATAATCTCATCTACATCGCTGGCTCCAACCCGGTAGGTACGAAATGGGATGGCAGGCCAATAGCCGGAGAAGCGACCTCCAAACCATTCATTTCCATCCTCGTCTTCATAAACGACTTCGAAAGGTTTTCCTGCAGCGTCCCGTTCAATACGGTGGATCGTGTAGTACGCCTTTGCTGATGGGGTAGGTTCCGCGTCCCTCGAGGTAGGAGTGATAGTGACCGTCTCATTATCAGCATGGATGGTGATCGTTGCCGAGTCTTCAGAGTACGCCTTAATCTTCATTCCGCCCGGTTGCCGGTAGACATAGGTCTCTCCAAGGTCTTCACAGGTCAGTGTTGAGTAGTTCCCGGGGATTTGGTTCTGCTGGGCCAAAACAAACCATGGGTCCGTAATTTGCAGAGAACCTACATCCGTACGGAATGCCCGGTAAACAGAGTCAAATTCATCAGGAAGGACAAGGATGCCGTCATGCACATGCACTTGCATCCGCTTTAGGAAGATCGGCCAATTCCCTTCCATCGCCAATCTCTCCTGTGCAAGGTCCACATACTCCATGAGTCTGGTGTCATCTGGAGTAAATCCAGTGTCAGCAGAAATCCTGGCGAGCTGAGATTTGACGTCTTTATAAAAGCGGAGCATGACTTAGTTCCCGGTAGCACTGGCAGCACCTGTAGTGATTGGCCTTTTCAATCCCTTCAGTGAGATGCCTACGTTGAAAAATGTGTTTTTATTCCCGGCCTGAAATGATTCCACCTGCAGGACACCGTCTTCGATCTTGGCATTGGTTGCCAGGATCTCGGTATTGTAGGTGTTACCAATCGTGCCGGATGAATACCGGAACTCCTCAAACTCAAAACCAGGCACGGACTGGATCATGTTGTCGATTTTGGGAGTGGTTACGCATCCGGAAAGTGCGATAAATAGGAATAAAATGTATTTCTTCATGGTATCATAAACTCACAGAACTGTTCTTCGTAGTGGAATTGCTGGCCGAGTACGGGACCATATTTTCGTTCGAGCATCGTTTTTGATTCGGAAATAATGAATGGAGGAGGAGCGAAGTTCATCTTCATCTTTGATCCGAGTCGGACCCCAAGGAAAGCTGCAGTTGCTCGTATTTTGCCCATCTTCTTGAATTTATTCTGACGGGCGGAGACCAGGATCATGTCCCGGAAAAATCCATCACTGGTCATATTGTGTCCAGTGGTCGCTTTAGGCCGGATATCATCATGGAATAATGAAGGCAGGAACATAAATGCCCGGGGAAGCAACCAATCCACAAACCATGGTTGGCTGGACCCATCAGAAACCTTGTACGGGGGGACGACCCAAACGTGTTGATCCGGGTTGAGACGCTTTCGGAATGTTTCCAAATCCGTCTCCCATGTTTTTGGAGCCCATGCGTGAAGAAATTGCTCCACGATCTCATCCTTCACAGGAGTGCCTGCCCATTGGTACAGTGCAGGTTCCCATGTAAGAACGAATTTACGCCCCGCGATGGTCGTCTTGCTGGGATTATTGAGAAACTTAGCCATGACTTTTTAGTTTGGATATAATAACAGCTAACTCTTGCTTAATCTCTCCAAGTGTCCTGGATTGTCCTTCAACTAACTCAAACAACTTGTTGTTATTTTTACGAATATCGTCGATTTGCACACGCTGCACTTTGGTCTCTTCTTCCAACTTACTCACCTTGTCGTATATCTTCTCATGAGCTTGGTCAGCAGACGATGCACGTTGCGTCAATCCGACAACCTTAGTTTTCAGTTCGCCATAAGCCATGATCGCTCCTCCGACTACTGCGGTTGCTCCCACTCCTGCGAATACTAAATTTGCGTCAATCTCCATTACTCAACAAGTCCCTCCTCTTTAAGTATATTGTACTCAGCTTGTTTAGCATCAAGAACCTGCTTATGACTACGCTCTATACCTTTACCGTACAAGCAATGAGGCTTGTGGGAATCTCCTGGAATAAAGAGAACATACATATCAGCATATTCACCTCTACGGAATTTATAAAGTTCCTCTTTAGAGTTTTCCCGAAAGCAATCCCAGTCAAGGTCGTCATCAACCTCGGCTTCAGTGAGGATAAAGTATCTGCGGTTGTTGTATTCCATTAGAGAATATCAGGGTCTACGTAGTAAACTGATTCAGGATCGCTTATTTCAGTTTGCCATTGGTTTTGCGTGTAAGTGGTGTACCCGTAAAGCGTAGTTGGCTTATTGCCACAGAACCCAACTAATCGCTCAGTGCCGTTTGCCACAATAGGAGGGTTCAGGACAACCTCACGCCCATAAGTGGCAGCAACTTGCTCCATGTTGATGTTATCGTATTCCGCTACAGGGACAGTGCAGTATCGCTGTTCTTCGCTCATAATTTATGTGGGTACGTTGGTTGAAAAGGTTGGTGCGTTGGTTAATGTGCCGTCATTACCACCACTACCTTGATCGGTTATTGTTGTGCCTGTGCCTCCATCATTATCGCCCATACGATACCAACCTACTGGAGAATAAGGGGCAAGGTTGGCAGGAACTCCACTGTTGTAGATTGCTGTGACCTGTGCTGCCGATAACTCTGTTGAGAAGTATGCTGCTTCATCAATCAAACCATCAAAGTATTGGGTGACAGCACTATTTTTATTAGTAGCACCAACGCAAAATGTATCTATTCCTGTAATGTCTGTGAGCCATGCAGTTTTGTCGGTAGTAACTGTATAAATTGCACTAATATCTACACCATCTATGTATAGTTTTGCGGTAGAACCATCGTGGGTTACAGTGACATGATGCCATACGCCGTTTGTCCAACCTAAATCACTTGAAGATAATAGCCATTGAATAGTACCTGCAATAGAACATGATACTCTTACTAAAGTTTGTGTAATTCCAGTAATATGTATCTCAAGCTTACTATCTGCATTAGCATCTCCAAAACCCATTATGGTTTTAGCATTATTAGGTGATGCGTCCGTAGGTGCAATCCACGCAGAGAAAGATCCTACATTATCTGAAGATACAACACTCGCTAAAGCATTAGCCTCCATATATTGATTTGTGCCATTGAGGTCTATGGAGTAAGTATTAGTGATTGGAGTAACTATTGGTACGTCCGTTGTCCAATTGGCATCAATAATAGTACCATGATTACTATTACCAGAATGATCTAAAGCACCTGCTCCAGCACCTGAGATAAAAGGCCAATAGGCAACTAGGTCGGAAGAGTTGTCATAATCACCATCATCGGAAGTCAGGTCGATAGGCTCGCTGGCTAGTTTGGTGATAGCGGCTGCGTCGATATTAGTTTGTATGTAGCCAAAGTGAGCAATGTGACCATCGAAATACTGAGTAGAAGCATCATTGAGTTTAGCTATATTTAATAAAGTCGGATTAACAAGGTTATTCATCCAAGCCCCTGTGTCTGTTGACACTCCAAAAGTCTGAGCAACTTCACTTCCATCGATGTAGATCTTTACGGCGACTCCATCCTGGACAACACAGACATGACTCCAAACACCTAAAGTCAAAACATCACTGTCAGTATTGAGAGTAAACTTCCATGAGTTAGCCACTCTAAGAGCTACAGCAATCTCTAAACCATAAGCACTTATTCTTAAATAATCTGATACTGAAGATTGAGGAGTTACTGCAATTAAAGCTCGTGTTGTTACAGTTCCTAAGTCAGGTTTTATCCAAAAAGAGAAAGTACCTACTGTGTCTAGCTCGATAGCTGGAATTATGCTTTCGTTGTAGACATAAGCCGAAGAGCCATTAAAGTCCAACGAATGACTATTCTCCCAAGCAGGAAGAGTAATAACAGGAACGTCAGTAGTGATCTCCGCACCAGACTGAAGGGTAGCAAGGTTATTATTACCAGACCAATCAGCACCAGTGGCTTCATGGATATAACCATCAAGCGATAGGGAGCGAGGGTCGGCTGGAGTGCCTGCATTATACTGAGTGGCTATCTGCCCAGAGGTGAGTGCGTCTGATGTATAATGAAACTCATCAATAAGACCGTGGAAATAGTTAGCGTAAGCACCATTAGCTTTAATTACAAAAAGAGTAAAAACATCTGGTGTTGTTAAATCGTTTAGCCATGCTGTCTTATCGAGAGTGATGTCAAAAGATTGTGCGGGTTTTGCACCATCAACATAGATAATAGGTTCAACTCCATCATGCACTAAGTCGATCTTAGTCCAAGTGTCAGTGGAAATAACAGCAGAGTCAGTTCCCACCCTCCAATTATCTGTACCTGCGTCTCTATGTCGGAAATAGATAATACCATTGAGAAAGAAACACCAAAGGGTTGTAAGGGCAGAAAAGTCTGAAACACTAAAAAATGCCTCAGTTGCCGTAGCATCTGCAACCTTAACCCAAAAGGATATAGTACCAGTAGTATCAGAAGAAATTGAAGAAACTAAACTATCTAATGAAATATGATCATTAACACCATCACCGTAGAATGCCCAGCGATTATTCCATGATGCAGGAAGGCTAGAGTTGGTTTCAGTGGTATTCGTCGGTGTTAAGGTCTGGGTCTGCTCAGTGCCAGTAGTATAAGCAGTGCCAGCATTGAAGTTGTCATAGATCTCACTATCCGTAAGGACTGCATTGCGAATCTCGAAATTAGCAAAGTCACCAGCAAATGAAGAAGAGCCGATATGATAACCGATCCAAGTCTCACCGTCTGATAAGTTGGCGGCGGCTTCACTGTTAGTTCCTGAAGCATTAGAAGTGCCATTAACAAACAGCTCTATGGTAGTTCCTGTTCTAGTAACAACTACGTGAGTCCAGAGATCAGGGACAATAGTATTAGCAGCAGTAACTTCTATTTCATCCTCAGTCCCTACTCGACCGAAAACTTCGAGTTTGGTTGAGCGAATACGAAGAGACAGGGAATTATCAAGATTATCATTACCTAAGATCCATATGTACTGAGTGCCAGAAGGAACCGTATCAACCCTAAGCCAACAGGATATAGAGATGTCACCTGTGCCTATGGCTGAAGGATCGAAGTCAGACTGGATATAAGAGGTGCTGCCATCGAGAGTATAGTAGACTTGAGTTACCTCACCTCCCTCTCCTAATTGCACAGGAATGCGTGTAATCAGGTTACAAGCCTGTATAGCACTACACGCCTGTATTGCATTCAGAGACTGAACTGCGGAAGGGGATTGCATTTTTAATAAACCCAATAACCTTGAGCAAAGACATAGTACGTACCGTCCGTGTAAGTCGTTACATTGGCACGAAGTCTTCGATACTGTCCCTCCGGGCTTTGTGCGAATGTGTACCCATCTGCGGTTATCTCTTGTTCGTGGATTGGAGCCCAATCACCATTCCCTACCTCGGCCTCAATCTTAATGGTTGCCCCAGTGCTCACATTTGATGCATAAAAAATAAAATTCCACCCCTTATATTGTTCAGCGGAAATCGCATCTCCGGCCCCTGTTGTCGTGACTGCGTCCAGGATTCTTTCTTCATTAATTCTGTTTGTCATAATTCGTGTCCTTATCCTAAGCTTACTTTTACATCCGTCCCAGATCGCCATAACTGCCCCGCTACAGCAGGATCAGATGTAGGAAGTACATTAAGCTTAACTCCAGCAGTTGATCCATCTGTAGTCAATTGGAGTGGAGTGGCATAGTGTGAACCTGCATCAGTGTAAAAAGTAAAATCCATAGACCCTGTTCCAAATCCGACTTGCATTAATTTCTGGTCTGTCGCTCCCCCATCGTCGTTCCAGACGACTGTCGGTTGATCAGCGATCAATCTCAGTACTGCAGCGTTTGTAGCCGCATCGGTATTTTGGACAGTCAATGTAGCCTCGCCAGAGTCGTCCTGAATGATGACGTCACCTGTGAAGCCATGCTTGTAGGTGCCTATCGAGGAACCTCCATAACCCCACAGGTCATTTGCACGATTATAGACGATATGACTGTCAAAGTTTGCAAAATCCAGTATCCAGAGTCCGTCAGATTCATTAAACCGAAATGCTGCTTTGTGACTTAACTCGGTTAGGGTCGGAGTGCCTACAGTATCGGGAATTCGAATGTTTTTCGAAGAGGTCGCCGCACCGATTACCCGGTCAAATGTGAGAGAGTAATTTACGCTACTGATCTTCAGAATCAGTAAACTCCCGTCAGGCCAATCTGTGGGCAGCAGGCTTAAGGTTTCCGCTTCTGCAGATGTATCGACTTCGACGATATGTGCCTTTGTTGCTGTTTCCAGATCCTCTTTGGATAACGAGGATCGAGTAGGGACTGCCGGGGAAAGTTCGGCTCGATTGTAGGATACTGCTTCCATGGCTAAAAAAAAGAACCCGGGGGAGGTTTCCCTCCCCCAAAGTCGATAGGATCAAGATTGATTAGAGTCCACTGATATCGTGGGCGATAGTGACCGCGAGGTCAGGATTCTTTGGCTTTGCACCAATCCGAATGTCGGAGAGGAAGTATCCACGGTTACCACGATCATTGTCCCCTTTGTAGGTCTTCTGATTCATGAAGTGGAACTCTCCGGTGTAATCCTGTGGGTCGAACTCGATATCTGCGAATGCAGTTGGGCTGGAAGGCTCATACACGCAATCATAGATATCCATCGGAAGAATCGTAGCGACCTCGATCGCAGCAGTCTTGTAAGCTGCACGAGGTTTATGACGGAATCCGAAGGAAGTTGCCACGTTCTCAGTAGGATAGATGAATGTACCTGCATCCAAGCCAGCATCATCAGCGGCTCGCATTGGGAATACATCAACCACAGGAATGAATCCTTTGATGGCCCCTTGGTATCCAAACTTAGCCAAACGACTGCCAGGATCATGCCATTTAAGGGTTTCAGCTACTGCGGATTCGTCACGCCAGAGGTAGTTTTTAACCTTTGGAGAACAGACCAGAGGGAATACTGGTTGACCTGCGACTGTACCGACTGACATCTCCTCAGCAGCACCGCGAGCGATCAAATCCCAATAAAGTTCCTCTAAGTGCCACCACTCGAGTTGAGATGGAGCCGAACCAACAGTAGTCCGTGCAGCATCAAAAGTCTGAGTATAATCATCCTCAACCATTGTACCTGCGGTAGCGGCGGTAGGAATATACTTATTGGTAACCATACCGATGTTCTGTACTCTGTAGTAATCAGAGAAGAATACGGTGATAAACTCCCGGAGGGATTTACCAAATGCACCTGCAGCTTCTGCAGCTTGCCAGGAGCGTTTGATGTCATCGAGTGCGATATCTGCAGTCTCAAATGAGATCTGGCGGATTTCGAATGTACGCTCGATTTGACCCCTACGAATCTCGTACTGTGTAGGATTACCTACGTCCGCGAGAGTTGCAGTACCTTCAGGAGAACCAGGAACAGGTTGCTCACCTGCACCTCCGAAACTGCCAGCGGCGGCAAGAAGTGCGTTCGGGTCATCTGTATCGCCAGTGTCTTCACCGGTGTAGTTGGTGCCATCATGGTTAGTCCGTTTGATGGTCTCCATTGCGAAATCAGTCAGGTCAGTACCAGCAGAACCATTAAATGGGTAGGTCTCTGGCAGTTCGTGAGTGTAACTGACGATTGTCGGATTCTCCCCGTCAACACCGTTATATTCACGGTGATTGATGAGTGAACGCAGTGGGTTCGCCCGGTATAGGCGTTGAATAGTGTCCTTCTGGAATTGATTCCGTCTAGAGCGAAAATAATTGGCTAAGTTGGCCATGATATAAACAAAATGTTAGATTGGTTTTACCGGGCCTTCCCTTTAGCACTAGCGACAGTTCCGAACCCGGCGGTAATGTCCTCGTGCCATCGGGACAATTGGGCATCGACTGTCGCTGGGGCGTCACCCAACAGCTCAGAGACTGGTCCTGAAGGAACTACCTCCAGATTTAAAGTTGACTACAAAATGCTCTCGATTTCGCTCACCGTCAAAGGGAAGTTATACACCTCCCCCGAGACCGGCAAATTCAAGCCTTGCCGCCTCCTCGTGACTCATATCCTCCATCTTCGAGCTACTCTTGGAATCAGAACTGCGTGGGCTATATTTCGGACCTGCGGATTTAATCGCATCCAATTCCTCCTGAAGTGCCTTGATTTTCGCCCCGGCATTATTTGCTAACTGGGGGAGTCCTCGAGCCATAAGAAATCGATACTGAGCCGCCTCGTGCGACATTTGGGAAATCTGCTTCTGGTCAAGTTGTCCAAATGCCAATTGCTCTGCCACGGTGCCGACCTGGGCCAATTCCGCATTATACGCCTCGACTTGATCCTTCACTTCCGTACTGGCATCTGCTGGAGCCTCGAGAGGTGTCAATGTTTGGGCATACTGCTGAGAGACCTCATCAAAGATTGCACGGGTCTGGGCCTGGAACTGCTCATTGGACTTCTGGATAAACTCCTCAGAATCCTGAGCAATTGCGTCACGTTCAGTAATTACATTAAGCAGTTGTTGGGCTGCAGTAGAGAACCGGTCGCCATTGAACCTAGAGAGTTGGTCCAGAGTCTCCGAAACAGATTGAGCGAAGTCCTTACCTTTAAGTGCGGAGAGTGCCTCCACGTTAATCTCAACATCTTCCTGAGCGGCAATCTGCTTCAAGGAATCCTGAGCGTCCTGAATTGGTTTCTCATATTTGTTGAAATACTCCGGATGAGATTTGAAATCCAACTCTTTAAGGCGGCTGGAGTATTTCTCGTTCTCGGTCTCCAGTTCCTTTACTCGAGCTTTTAGGGACTCAGAAGACGCATCCTCGGCAGACCTTTCTGCCAGTTGTGACTCCAGTTCCTTCACCCGGGCGACTGCTTCATTCTTACGAGTCTTTAGTATATCCCAGTTTGCCCTGTTAGACGAGTCTTCAGGCGGAGGGGAGAGGTCATCGTCGTCATCGGAGCTTTTCTTCTCCTCAGATTTAGATGCCTCTTTTTCCCCTACCTTCACCCCAATTGAGTTTAGTAACTCATTTTGGACCGAGTCTTCTTGCTGTTCGGTCTTTTTTTCCGGGTTGCTTTCGGATGTTTGTTTTTTCTTTTCATGTGATTCCTCCTCTCCAAAAAATTCTTTGGCGTCATCAAGGTGAGCTTGATGAGATTGTTGATCCAGTTGTTGATCGTTTGATTCGTCAGACATTTTGATGATCCTTGTTTAGGTTATTGAAAATCGGGTGATTGGAATTCTTCCTGAATGAATGCAGACTGCTCTGGTTCGGTCACTAGGGATTGAAGTTCGTTGCGGAACATTTCCCATCCTTGCAACTGATAGAGTCTACGATCTGCAGGAGTGTTATCTTGAGGAAACACAGTAGGTCTACGCCCCTCCAAGAAACGGAGTGCCAATTGAGTATCATTAGACTCCAGCCAATCCCGGAGTTTCTCGCGTTCAGTTTGCGTCATGTCTCGACGCAGTGGAATGATTTCAGGCACCTGTTTGATCAGGCGTTTGAGGCATTTGCCCCGGAATAAACTCTTCAATAGGTTCATTTTGCGTAAGTTGATCGACATTACCCATTCCCCCGAGGGATGGGTCGCCGCCGAATTGTTGTTGGTTTGCAAATGCCATGGCAGTTTCCTGAATCTTCTGGATCATGCCGATGGCGGTAGAGGCTAATTGTTTAAATTGGGCAGAGAGTTGTTGGAACTGCTCTTTCTTGAATTCGTCCATCTCGAGGAATTGTAAATGCATCTCGATGTGGGGAAGGGTCGTCTCCAGTGCTATCATCTGCTCCTGAGAGAGCGATGGTTGTTGAGGCATGCCTGCATTCGCTGGCATACCAATCTGCCCCTCCTCAATCGTCTGAGCAGTCCCCACGATTGCCATAAGTGGCTCCATGTGAGTCGCGATATGGAGAACGTGGTCATCACGCTGGGTGACCTCAATCGGCACTCCATCGCCTAGACTCGTATTTTCAAGCTGGGCCAATCGGATCGCCCCTTTGTCCTCGAGTTGATCTTCTGGTTTCAGGTATCGCTTCACTGAGGATGCTCCGAGAGTCGATTCCAGATATCCCTCGTAGGCAGAGTATTGATCCACGTACGGGGAATTCCCCTGCATAAGCTGGTAAGTGATTTCGGCTTGGAGTGCTGCAGATGTCTTTCCGGGGTCCGCTCCGGTCCCGATGGTATACTCCATAGTGTGGAATGCTTCCTCTGGAATAATGTCTCGATCCAAACACCTCTCACGGAAGGTCACTGCATCGGGATCAGGATTTCCTTTTCGCATCAACCGCTCCAATTGCTTCGCCATGATGTTTTTTGCGAACTGCTTGAGGTACAGTGTAGAGTTGGAGACTTCGACCTGAGATTGCAGATTGGCCAGAATTCGAGCTTGGGTTGCCGTATTGGACTGCTCAATCTGGGTGGACTGGTCACGATACCGGGCATTGTTCCAATTCACAGTATCCTGAATCATTCCGAGGGCATCGCCTATCGTTGAACTACCAGGATAGTTGGGCAACTGCTCCAAATCCTTCGGGACGATATTGTAGGCACCCATGTTAGTGATTGGCAGGGTAGTCCGTTGCCCTTCCGAGTTATCCCGGAAGTTGAGTCCTTCAATTGTGCAACGGTCCAGCACTTTACACTTCAATCGATTCTGGGCGATACTAGTCTGATAGTTTTTGTACCCGAACCCACGTACACTGTGGAAGAGTCCGTTGCCGACCTCAAAAAAGACCATCGAAATGTCGTCCGAAATATCTTCGCCACGAAATGCAGTCTCGTGGTCATCAAAGATGAATCCAGCCTCTTCGAAGTGGTCACTGAAGATCATTTTGGAGATCTTGCCGTCCCACTCTTTTACATAGAGAGTGACGACCTCAATATTGCCATGCTCCTGAGCGAGTTCGGTGCTTTTGTTGCGAATTCTGTCTTCAACCTTCACCCAGTCGTCATTGTGCGACTTCTGGCTATTGTTGATCGTGAAGTGCAGTAGCTTCTTTACCGGGTCAATCTTCCAGCCACGGGCAGTAGACGCCGACTTATCCTTCTCTGTACGAATCCTTCCCCAGAGTTCCGAGATAGAGAGTTCCTCTTCAATGATCAATAGATCCTGACCACTCGAGGATGCTGGTGCTCTCTCTGGGACTAGTACGTCATTGGTCCGGATTGGTTTCCACCGTGGAGTCTCACGGTCCGGAAAAATCACTGGACCGACCCCATAGAGCAAATGGTTTCGGGAAAACTGCAGGTAGTTCAGAACATACCCGTCACCCCAGTCGTCTATGAACCGATTAAAGTTGTGTGTGATCGTCTGAGCCCATCGATCCTTGTCCGGGTGATCGCTATGGATCTCAATATTGATCAGGTTGCTGGTATCGTGCAGCAATCTCCAGTAGGCTACCTGTGCCTGCTCTAATGCACTGGCAGCATCACCGAAGTTGAAGTTCGCTCGCCAGGATTGCCCTTGTTCGGCCAATTTCTTGGGATCGTAGGGGCGACCTCCGTTGATCTGGTTCTCGATCAACGCGAATCCTTTCTCGCGTTCATCATGGTTTCTTCGCATTTTAGTGTAGATGCTATGAGCAGAACTCACGTCACCAACTTTGCGTTCCTTCACTTCGATATCTAAATCATTCATTTCTAGGGGTCTCCTGGCTCCAGGTTTCGGGGATGGATGAACAGATCTGGTGCTCTATTTCATCCGGGTAGTTAGTTGTATTGTTCCCCAGATACGTCCTATGCGTGAGTACCTGAGTCTTGAGCCTATCAAAATTTGGTGCGGTGATATCCAATTGGGTATCTGGATCTTTGAATTTCCATCCGCCGGGGGGAGTTACCTCGAGAGTTTTAAGCCAACGCTGCATGGGTAAACTCCTCCATATTTGTTTCACTGTACGCTCTCGCCCGGTCCATCTCCTTTTGGGAATCCCGAGCAGGTAGCGACTCCTGTCCGGTCACTGCTCCTTTACGTTTCAGTAGTTCTGTAAATAACACGAAGGCGTCTGCGTGGTCAGGGGAGTACCCTAGCCGCTTTTTCATTTCCTTCTTCGTCTCAATGGACTCCCGCTTCGATTTGATCTCGAATCGCCGGGATGACAATTGCTCCCGCAGTTTCTTGCAGTCCAGATTCACGTTCCCGATCAAGCCTTCCTCCATAAATACCTTGGATGAGAACCAGAGTTCGGTCACGAACCGGTCGAATAAATCGTTACAGGTCGCGTCATCATACGCCCGGAGTCGCCGCTTGCTAGGTTTCCCACCAAAGTCGCATTTCTCGACGTTCCCCCATTCCTTACGAAGGATCGCATAGACGCCCCGACCTGCACCAGTGGTATCCATGATAAAGTTCTCAGGTTTTACGCCCATCATTCTGCACTGGGCCATCACCTCATGGGCGATTACGTAGTCCAGCGGTTCTCCACCGGGCTTTACCTTCGCCTTCACCACTTCCTCTTTTAGGAAATTGAACGCATAGTCAGATCCGTTTGCCGTACCATACTCACCGAACTGGAGAATACACTCGTCATCACCCTCGAAAGCGGGGTCCAGTGTGGCGACCGGAGTAGGTGGATAGTTGTAGTAGATCCTCTCTACTGCCTGGGCCAATACGTTCCTCGAGAAGATTGTCCCCATGGAACCTGCAGGTGGGAACCATCCACGGACGAAAATCCACCATCGTGCTGACTCGAATCCATAGGAGGTCTTGATCCTCTCCACGTAATCCTGGTCGATCAGGAATGGGAAGTACGACTTTTTACCCTCAGGTGCCGGGTGTCTAAAGTTTGCAGATTTCAATCCGTCCAACCGGACACAAACGCCG